AGAACGAAAACAGTTATCATATTTCCTTTAGCATATTCATCATAATAATTTGGATTTTTAGTGGTTGGGTCTATTACCCAATTCATCCAATTTTCAAAAAATCTTCTTTCACTCAAGTCTGGAGTTGTATAAAAAGAGAGGGGTAGTGTTTGTTCATATAATTGGTGTGAAGCGATTTTTTGATTGACTCCTCCCTTTACGGTGTAATTCGTGGTTGCAATTTCTTCTTTAGGCAACGAAACATCTGTACACATGAATGATATACTTCTTAATCTTTCAGCTGAAAAATTTTCACCTATTCTAGAACCTTCGTCGGAGGGTAATTGATTATTTGCATTTGTTTGTACATAGGGAATATTTGGCGGAGAAACATCCACTTTAACATAGAAATTATTCGTTTTGGATAAACCAGATTTTCTAAGTTTACTTATAAAGCCTTGATATAGTTCTGATGACATTTATATTTTTCTTTCTCTACTTTTACTTTTTTTGTTTCTTTGTTCTCTGAGATTTAAAAGTGTTGTATTTTGTATGCTTTTTTCAGAATATAGAAAATTTGATGTGTTTCCAAGAAGAGAAAATAGTTTTATATGTTTCATAGGAACAATTTTTATATTTCTAATCCTATTTATATAATATTTCCTATAAATTACTCTTTCTTCCACAAACGAGTCTCTTTGCTTCATCATATCATAAGTTAAAAAAATCTTATTTGAACTCGATTCTGCGTCATAATCTCCTCCCAAATAACGAAACAATTTGTTTATGAAAAATATTTTCCTATAAGTGGGGAGATAATGAATATTCATTCCGTGTATAATTTTTTCTTTTTTCCCTAGATAAAGAATTAAGGGAGATCTGTCAAAAGACTCGTAATAACTATTTCCTCTTTCCGTTGGGAAATATTGAAAGTAGAAAAATCTACCCTTTAGAAATCTATTCTGTTTTTCATCCCGAAGAATTTGTCTTTTTAAACTGTTTATATCTTCCTCAGAGTATTCTCTTATTTTATCGAGAAACCAATTAGACATGACATCCGACAAATAGTCCAAGTTTTCTTCCTCATATCCCTTATAAATTTCCTGTAAAGTTATACTCATTTAGTTTTTCCGAATAAATGCTTTTCTGTGAGTATCAAAAAGGTCCATCCTCTTTCTTCACAAAAATTTTTTGCAGATTTCCATTTTTCCAGATTCACAGCATAGGTTTTTATCTGTTCTGTTTTCCTGCGAGTTATTCTCTCGGAGTTTTCTAAAATTGGTCTTTTTGTTTGTCTTTCAGGTTTTATTTCTATTAGATATTTTTTGATTTTATCATTCTTATCCCTCACCTCTATCCAAAAGTCAACAAAATACTGATGAATTCTACCATCAAGGGGGGAACGATAGGGAACTCTAATTTCTTCGGATGACCACGATAGAATATTCTCGTTGAGGTCACAATATTTCATGAACTTTCTCTCCCAAAGAGAACGAAAAACACAGTTTTTGTAGTCTCCTCGGTATTTCTTCGGGTTCTTTATTCTATACTTTCCTTTGTAGCTCATGGTATAAATATATTTATAAAGACAATAAGGAGTTCCAATGGCAAAAGGTTTAATTACAGACCCAGAAGAACAAGCATGGAATCATAGACTTACTAATAAAGGTAGAGAGCCTCTCGAACAAGATTTTTCCGCAGGGGACGATTTGGAAACAATCTTAAGCAATGAGAAACTTTTGCAGTATCCTTCCAATTTGGGATATGACCCAGAATTGCAAAATTATGTTCTTTTCGAAATATACGACACTTCTGGCCAAGCTATAGCAAATGAAAAGAGCGCTATTGGTAATGCTGGCGATAACGAAAAATTTTTGGGAGGAAACTCGATATCAGATTTTCGAGAAGGTTTGAATGAGACTGCAACAAGTTCAGCTGAGAAATTTGGCGGAAGTAAAAGTGCGATAGACAGTTTGGGAACTGCAATCAACGAAACAGCTTTAGATTTTATTAATATATTTCGACCAAATGCTCTCGGTGGATTGAACGATCAAAAAGTCTTAAATTTAGCAAAGTCCGGTAGGGGTAATGTATCATACAACGCAGCAAAATTAGGATTTTCAAATAGGGTAAGACCTGTGGGGACATCCATAGCTTTGCCCCTTCCCGCACAACTAAATGCTAGTTATGGTTTTGAATATGAAGAAGTGGATTTTTCTGGTTTGATGTTTCTGATAGAAGCGAAAGACGCCCTAATTGATGGTAGCAACAATAAAGATATTGGAACTCAATCAGCGGAGTTAATGAGAAAATTAGGGAAGATTCCTTCCGATATAATTGATAGTGTATCAAGCATTGTCGGTTCAGAAGGAGCTCAACTAGAATCTGCTCTTGCTATGAGAACTAGACAAGCAGCAAATCAATTCAAGGAACAAGTATTTAAAGGTGTTGGTAGAAGAACCTTTTCCTTTGAGTGGTCGTTAAGTCCCAGAAGTCAGAAAGATGTGATAAAAATATATTCTATTGTTCACGCATTCAAAAAATATTCTCATCCTTCCAGAACAAATGGTAGTCTTTATTTGAATTTTCCGGGTGAATTCAAAATAGGATTTTTCAATAAAATAGATTTGAATGATTTTCTCTTTAGGATTGGAATGTGTGCTTGTACTAAATGTGAAGTTACATACGGTGGAGATGAATTGATGTTTTTCAGAGACTTTGAGAGAGTAACCGATCCGAACATACGGGGCGCTCCAGCAAATGTAATAAAACTAAGTTTAGAATTTACAGAACTAGAACTTCTCACAAGAGAAAGAATTCAACAAGGCTATTAATAAATGTATTTCAAGAATTTTTCAAAAATAGAATATCCATTTTACAATAAACAAAAAAGGGTATTTACTAAGTCTTCTGTAAATATAACGCAGCGACTTAAAATTGTCGATTATATCAAAAGTTATAAGACAAATTTTTCATCATATACTATTCGTGATGGAGAAAGAGCAGATACTCTTGCTGATAGGTTATACGAAGATTCAAATGTGCATTGGGCTATATACTTGACGAATGACATGATGAATCCATATACAGACTGGCCTATGAGCACTCAAGATCTCACGAATTACATATCTGAAAAATATTCAGGGTCTAGTATTTTTGTTCCTGATGTTTGGAATGCTAGAGAAACAGATGAATCCACGGAAGAAAATAGGATATATGTCTATGATGTATTGGAAAATGTTTCCATAGATGAAATTACAAATTTGAACTATGGGGATTTTGAGAAGAAAGTGGTTCCATATACAGATTTGGTCAAGATAACAAAATCTCCAAAGGTTAAAATTTTTGCAAACAATACATTTTTTGAAACCACTATAAATGACGTTCGTTCTGATTATTATGAAGTAGTTGTTGCGAAAAAATCATGGAACGTGAATAATTTCTCAGATAACGAATTTTTAATATATGAGATAGATCAATTAGGAACAAAAACTTGCATAAAAGTTCCAATAACAAGATTTATAGACCAGACAAGATACTCAGTCAAAGAATTTCGAGTCAGTGGTGAGTATAGAGATCCATTTCATTCTCTCGAAAAGGCTATTCTAAATTACTCTGAAAATCCCTATGCGAATTTCGTATATCCCTCTTTGTCATCAAATGATTCTTCCGACATTTTGGGTTCATTTGCTAATACAGTGACAGACGATTCTTTCATAGAATTGTTTAGTAAAAAAGGTGAGGACGACACTTATCTAAATGCTTCCTATTACATAACAAATGAATATTATGAACTTGAGCTGAACGAGTCAAAAAGAAATATTTTAGTCCCAATCCCATCTATGCTTCAAGAAGTTTTGAAAAACTTTGAAGAAATATTCACCACTCGGTAAGTAAAAAATGGCATCAGAAATAAAAAAAGATTTAATTAAAAACGCGAGTGATGTAGATATAATAGAAGTAAAAATCATCAATCACTCGGGGATTGTCTATGATTGTGAAAATCTTTGGACTCACCTAGAAATATATGAAAGTATATTTGCAAACTCCATTACAGGCTCATTGACAATTCATGATCGCAACAATATATTGCGAAATATGCCTGTGATCGGTAGGGAAACGATAAAAATTGTATACAAAACTCCTTCAACACCAAGAGTAACAAAAAAATTCAGAGTATATGATATTCCTCTTTCGGAGAAGATACCCGGAAGAAATTCGATGATATTGACATTCAATTTCTCTTCCGTTCAAAGTTATATAAACAATCAGGTTAAAATATCTAAAAGTTATACTAATAAAACATTTACTGAAACAGCAAAATTAATATATGATGAATATCTATTCAATGAAGAAAACAAGGTAAAATTTGAATTTGTTAAAAACACTCAAGAAAAAACAAATGTGGTCATTCCAAACTGGTCTCCATTTCAAGCTTTGAATTGGTTAGCATCTAAATCTGAATATTACGGAAATTGCGATTATGTATTTTTTGAAGGATTGGATGGGTTTTATTTTGTCCCGATATCTTCTTTCAAGAGCTCAGAACCAGTAAAGATTTATACTTATACTCCCGAACAAGTAAAAGAAATAGGAAAAGATGTAGAGTTAGAAATGAGAAAAATAATCTCATATCAAGTTATACAAAATGGAAACAATAAAATGGACCTTGAAAGTGAGGGAGCTTTCTCATCAGAATGTCTCATACATGATCTAACAAACAAAACAATAGAAACAAAAAATTTCGTTTACCCACTAGATTTTAGTAAGGAAAATATCGGGAAATTAGCTAAGAATCCAATGGCTCCGGCAAGATACACTACTACAGTTGGGTTATCTTCAAAATTATTCTATGCTACAAAATCTTCATTCATGTTCAACGAAAACAAAGAACAATATGATCCAAGTGTATTGCAGAGAAGAACATCACATATGCTGAGAAATAATGCAAAAGTAATAAAAATAGATATAACTGGAGATTCAAGAAGAAGATGCGGAGAAACCGTAATAATAAAAATTCCTTCCGCAGAATTTTTAGAAGCAAAACCAAGAGAACAAGTTTTGGATGGAATGATGTCTGGTAAATATCTCATAGCTTCAATAGGACATCATATCATAAGACAGGACGGATACCATATGTCTATGGAATTGATGAGAGATTCTTACGAAGAGTCGGTCCCAGATGTTGTAACAATAAAGTAATAGAAAAATTATGTATAACTCAACTAAAAATTTCGTTTGGTGGCATGGATTCGTAGAAGACGTAAACGATCCTCTCAAGATGGGTCGTTGCAGAGTTCGTATATTTGGAATACACACTCACGACAAAAAAGATATTCCAACAGAATCTCTGCCATGGGCGGTTCCGATGATGCCTTATAATAGTGCAACTGCCAGTGGAATTGGTCACTCACCAACAGGAATCCTCCCGGGTAGTTGGGTAGTTGGGTTTTTTAGAGATGGTGAAGAAGCTCAACAACCTATGATATTGGGTTCATATGGTGGCATAAACAAACTAGAGGGAATAACTTCTAAAATTCCTTGGAATGGGTTCAATGATCCTTCAGGAAAGTTACCAAAAGATTCTTACGTTGACGAACCGGATACAAACAAATTAGCAAGAAACGAAGACATAGAAAATACCATAGTTCAACAAAAGAAAAATGACTTGGATGAGAACAATCCCACAGCTCTCGGTGGAGAATGGTCAGAGCCACCAACTCCATACGCGGCACAATACCCTAAAAACCATGTTCACGAATCTGAATCCGGTCATATTTTTGAAGTGGATGATACTCCAAATGCCGAAAGAATTCATCAATACCATAAAACTGGAACATTCAAAGAAATACACCCCGATGGATCAGTGGTAGAAAAAATAATAGGAAACGATTTCCAAATAGTGCGAAAGAACAATAATGTATCAATTTATGGAAACATGAACGTAAACGTGGGTGACACAATAAAAATTTACAGTGGGAAAAATCTAGATGTTCAAATTGGCGGAAACGCGAGAATTCATGTTGCTGGAAATTCAACCATTCAAACGGATGGTAACTATGTGCATAAGATAAATGGAACTGCGTCCATAGTTAGTGGAGGAAATTTATTATTGGCAGCACCAAGGATAGATTTCAACCCCGCTGGGTTTTCACCTTCATCATTGAGTCCAGGATTTACTTTGAACAAGAGTCGCTCAGTAGCATCTTCTCCAGTTCCAGTAGAAAAAACAAAATTTGAATTTGAAGATGGAACAGAATTTGAATGTGAAGCAACTCGTCAAATACAATGTGCTGACGGATGGAAACAAGCAAAAGATATCACAGAAAACGATGAAATTGTCAGTTTGGAGCAAAGAATAAAAAATTCAATACCTCTATCAACGGAAGACATAACTAATATCAAGAACACTCTGAAATCCCTAAACTTTGTCCCCAAAGAATTCAACAAGATGTCAGAAATATTTACCGCTCAGGGGTATGGAATAAAAGAAATAACTTCTTTGACTGAAGATTTTATAGGCAAGAATTTTAATCCGACGCAGATAACGAGTATATGCGAAGATTTACTGAATCAAGGATTTAGTCAAGCTGAAATACTTTCATTTACAAATATTCTAGAATCATATAAACTAGAGAATAATGATATGCAAAATTTTGCAGAACAATTGAAATCATTTTCTGTTGGTCAGGAAAACTTTTCAACAATGATAAATGACTTGTCGTCTCAGGGATTAACTAAGGACAAGATTAAGGAATTTGTTCTTGAAATAAATAAGAGAAGTTTCAAGGAAATAGAAAGTATTGCTTCCGATTTTGATGTTTCCTCTGATGTATTTCCAAAGATAACGGTTAAAATAAATTCAGATGAAGCTATTCAGAAAGCACAATCAATATACAATTTCCCCAAACAGATATAATCAACCACACATTTTTCATCTCAACTCCCCATGAAATTTAAAAGTAAAAAAACAATATCTCCTCTTCCTGAAACTTTCACGAAGATAAAACCAAACACTCTCAATCCTTATGAAATAAAGAGTGCTGGAGGAACTGAAGAAAGAATTTCAGATTTTCTTCCTTTGGTGAACGGAGATGACACAATTCTGCCCGATCCAGAAGTAATAGCTGGTCCAACTGGTCCAGCTGGACCACAAGGGCCTCCGGGAGAAGGAATATCAGGTGGTGTAAGTGGAGGATTTGTTTGGGATAGCACTGAACCGACAACAGCAACAAATTTAGAGGGTGTTCCTCAAGGAACAACATTTCCAATCGGGACTTCATCAATAGAAGTTCTAAAAAGTATTCTTTATCCGAGATTCTTGGAGTTCAGTGATTTTACCATAGGAATAAATCTTGGTCCTTATCACATTGGAGATGATACAAGTTCTGGAACGTACATATCTTCTTGGACAATACAAGATGTTGATGAAGCTCAAGAAAATTCCTTGAGAATATTTCAGGGATCTACGAGTTTAATAGAAGGATATTCACTGACATCCGCTTCAGATATTGATGGGAACACAGCAGATATACTTCATCCTTCGTATTCTAGAACAAGCGAAGGAAATGTTACTTTTACTGTTTCTCTAACATCAAACAATGGAAATACTATTTCCGATACCGAATCTATTAGATGGAACTATCCACTCTATACAGGTAAAACTTCTGCTACTGAACTGACTTCATATAGTGATTTCTTGAGTTTAGGAGCTATATCAACCAGCAACCCACACATTTCTTACACCCTTTCACAAATGAAAACCGGAATAACAAAACAATATTCTGCTACATCAAATCCAGAATATTTATTTTGGGTAATTCCAAAGTCAGTAGACTCAAGTCCAATATCAGGTTATCCAGTTTACTCCTCAAATTCTTCATTTACTGATATAACAAATCCAAACACTACTCAGAGTGTTCCTGTGCAAAAACAAAGCTCTTCGGTGACTTTCCCGAATTATGGATTAAGCATAGAATTTGATGTTTATAGAACAGTTGTTGCTTTCGCTAACGCTAGAACCATAAGAGTAGCAGAATAAATAATGTTTTGAGAACTTAAACATTTTCGGATAATTCATGGCTTCAATTACCGGCGGAATACCACTTATTGGATTTGTCTCACCAACAGATGAGTTGGATGAGTATCCTGTAACAAATCCAAAATATGGTTTGGGTGGTTTGAGAACAATTGGTGCTTCTGCTGGTCTATCTTTAATTCCACAGCAAAGACGCGAAGAAGGTATGATAGTCTTTGCTGAAGACGAAGAAAAATACTATCATCTTTTTGGTGGAACTGGCGACGAGCATTGGACAGAATTAAAATTTGATGGAGAGGATGGGGCAACAGGACCAACTGGACCTCCTGTTCGTTTTACTTTTGGGCAAACATTTCCAGAAGTAGAAGAATCCAGATTAGGTGATTATTTTCTAG